CTAAAGTTTCAGGGCAAACGCAAAAAAAGTTAAACTTTCGACTATAGGATATATACAAACAATCGTTTAATGTATACTATAGGCTATAGTTAAAATATACCTATAAGTAAAATCTAGGCCTATAGTCCTACCTATAGGGGTCTTATCTTATAAGCATATAAGTCTATGCCTAGCATCATGGGGCTATGAATGGTTATAGGTATCCAGCCGCCCCCGATAAACTCTTTTATAAGCCTAGCGCATGGGGGCAATGGGGTAGCAGCCTAAAAAGGGGCGCAGCCTTATACCGAGCGTATAAGCCAAGCCTAAGCGCCTAGTCTCAGCTTGCATCAATTGCTGATAGTTTTGCCCAATGAATGCGGGAAATCGATTGGGACTTGGCCTGTCTGTTTGCGTGCCCCACTACCGCCCCCGCCCCAGAAAAAAACAGGCTTTTCCGTAAGCCCCCGCCCCAAAGAAAATCTATGTTTTTGCCATAGCAATAGTTTGCGTTTATAGTTCAACCATCGTGTATGGAGGACTAGATGTATAAGGTAGAAAAAGATGTACCGTTACCGCAGCCCAAGGTGAGGCATAACTACCCGTATGAGCAGATGCAGGTGGGTGAGAGTTTTTGGGTAGAGGGGTTGAGCCTGCAAGCTTTGTGCAACAGTAATAACCGATGGAGTAAGAAGTTGAACCGTCGGTTTATATGCCGCAGGGAGGGTGAGGGGATACGGGTGTGGCGACAGGCGTAGATATACCCAAGCTGGCTCAGGACTATGCCAAGTTCACACTCAAAAGGGATTGGCCCCAGATTGAGGAAACCATGCGTCTGTATGCGGGGAAGCCTTCGGATGACCCGTGGTATGGCCTGTACCAAGAGACATTGAAGATATTGAAGAAACAATACAAGAGGCCTGCCTAATGGCGCATTCACAGCAAGCAGAGTTTGTAGCTTATTGCAGGCTTCAGTATCCGCAAAACTTTAAGGACTGCAAGGTGCTTGAGGTTGGCAGTTTGAATATCAATGGTTCAATCCGCACGTTCTTTGAAGACTGCCAATACATTGGGGTGGACTTGGGTGAGGGTAAAGATGTTGACCTAGTGGCCCGTGGTGAAGACCTTGACTTTGCAAACAACAGCTTTGATACCGTGGCGTCTTGCGAGTGTTTTGAACACAACCCAGAATGGGTAAAGACGTTTGAAAACATGCACAGGATGTGCAAGCCCGGTGGGTTGGTGTTTATGTCGTGCGCCACAACGGGAAGGCCCGAGCATGGCACATCAAAGACAACACCTGCTGACTCGCCTTTTACATCGTTGACTTCCAAGTATTACCGCAACCTAACGGAAGATGACTTTAAGGATGCCTTTAGCTTGTCCACCATGTTTAGCAAACACCATTTCTTTGTGCAACACCAGACCCACGATCTGTACTTCTATGGGATTAAAGCGTGAAGTTTGACACCCAGAAGTTCTACAACTTCTGCCGACACCTAAAGATTGAGTCCAAAGAGCAGGGGATGATTACCTTGGGGGAAACCCTACTGGGTACCCAGACCTATGTGATTGACGAGGTGGCCAAGGGCTTAGAAGACAACATTCATTTCTTTATCGTTCTCAAGGGTAGACAGCTTGGTATTACGACGATTAGTCTGGCGATGGACTTGTACTGGCATTTTCTTAATCCCGGTATGCAAGGCACCTTAACCACAGACACCGAGGAAAACCGTGAGCAGTTCCGAAGCACCTTGCAAATGTACATGGACGGATTGCCCAAGCAGTACCGAATCCCTCTCATGTCTCATAACCGAAATCAAATGGTTCTCAAAAACCGAAGTCGGATGTTCTATCAGGTTGCAGGCACACGATCCAAAGGAACTCTGGGACGTGGTAAAGGAATTACATTCCTACATGGGACAGAAACTTCAAGTTGGGGAGATGAAGAAGGACTAGCTTCCCTGCTAGCCTCTTTAGCGGAAACCAACCCCTTGCGTTACTACATGTTTGAATCCACCGCCCGTGGTTTTAACATGTTCCACGACATGTGGACAACCGCTAAAAAGGCACGCACACAACGGGCAATCTTTTGCGGCTGGTGGCGCAACCAACTTTATTCTGTTGACCCGGAAAGCGACATATACCGCACCTACTGGGATGGCAAGCTGTCTGCCGAAGAAAAAGAATGGACTCGGGACATTAAGAAGATTTACAACTTTGAGATCAACAGCCGCCAAATGGCGTGGTGGCGCTGGAAGCTGCACGAAGGACTCAAAGACGATGGACTGATGTACCAAGAGTTCCCGCCCACGGAAGACTATGCCTTTGTGATGACGGGCAGCAGCTTCTTTAGTACGGCTCGATGCACGGACTCAATGAAAGAAGCTAAACGCTTAGATGCAAGCTATTACCGCTTCAGCATGGGTGCCAACTTCCAAGACACCGAGCTACTTAAAAGCAATGCCAGACTGTCCACCATGACCATCTGGGAAGAGCCGGTAGCCCAAGGCTATTATGTCATTGGTGCCGACCCTGCCTATGGCAGTAGCGACTGGGCTGACCGCTTCTGTATCCAAGTCTACCGAGCCTATGCCGACGGCTTGGATCAGGTGGCCGAGTTCTGCACGTCTGAGCTAAACACCTACCAGTTTGCATGGGTGATCTGCTACCTTGCCGGTGCCTACCGCAATTCTACGCTCAACCTTGAGGTCAATGGCCCCGGGCAAGCCGTGATTAACGAGATGCGTAACCTGAAGCGCCAAGCCACCAGCATGGGTGGTCAGGAAGGCAAAAACTTGCATGATGTGCTTGGCAACATGCAGCACTATTTGTGGCGGCGCAACGATTCCTTTGGCAACGTGTCTAATAGCATTGGATGGGTCACAACACACAGCAGCAAAGAACGGATGCTTAACTATTTCAAAGACTACTTTGAACGCAACATGTGTACGGTCAGAAGCATTGACCTGCTCGACGAAATGAAGGGGATTGTCAGGGATCAGGGAACCATTGCCGCCTATGGGAGGGGAAAAGATGATCGGGTTATTGCTTCAGCGTTGGCCTGTGCCGCCTTTGCAGAACAAGTCCAACCAAGACTCATTGCCGCCAGAGTTACCCGAGAACAGAAGTCCATTGCCGACGAAGCAGAAAGTGCCGAAGTTGCTCAAGTCCAACGACAGGTCGGGAATTACCTTAAGGCGCTTGGTTTTTAGACATGGATACGGTGCTAACCAAAGAAGAGATTATTAGGCGCTGCGATGCCATGCGGAAAAACCGCAGAAAAGGCTTTAGCATGAAAATGTTTGCCGAGTTCGCCTGCATGAACTACCGGCACTTTGAGGCCGTACTGCGTGACCGTAAGGACACCTTTACAGAAACCAGCCAACGCAAGCTATCCCGTGCCCTACTCGCCCTTGAGAGGGGCGAGGCTGGCCCAAGGATCGACATTCTGGGCAACCGCTTTGTGGGCTACCACCCCAAGGCCAAGCCCGTCTACCGGCGCTCCATGAGCCTTGAAAAGACGGGCGACGGATTCAAAATTTCTATCGGTTTGCGAAATAAATACGATTTTTCTAAACCAAGACTTGATGACTGACAAAGAAAGGGGCTAGTATGAGCGTGACGCATGACTATAAATGCCCGGCGCACGGGTTTTTTGAGTCGAGAGAGCCGGTCTGTCCACATGGATGCACCGACGTGTCAATGGTTTTCTTGCAACCACCGGGGACGATGAGTGATCGAACCAAAGGCAGCGATAAAACGGTAAGGCAATTGGCAATGGACTTTAATATGAGCGATGTGAAGTCAGTGCGAGAGGGCGAAGCCCAACCGCCACGCTTTGCCAACAAGAAGCCTGACAACCCGTTTGCGCCACGTTGGGGTAGCCCCGGCGACCTGTCTGGATTCAATCTCAACCCGGTTGCAGGCGAGAATGTCAGTGGAATCGGGGCGCTTAAACAAGATGCAAAGCTATCAGGGCCAAAAGTTGGCTCCTACATTGCTGACCATCAGAATTTGCAGATCAAAAAATGAGAATCCCTCAAAATCCGCTGGAACGTGAGTTTTTCTACATCGACATTATGCAAAAGTGCATGGTGTCACTGGAAAACCGTAAGACAGGCTACGAAGGACTGCGTTCCTACTACCTGTTTGGTGCTGGCCCTGAAGAAGCACCGGCCCAGTACAACAAAATCTTCCCGCACATCGACCAGTTGTCGGCCTTTATGTACGCCGCCGACAGCACTCGGTTCAGTATCAACATCGGTGCAAGCCAACCCAAGCAGTTTCACAAGATGGTGCCCGTCTTAACCAAGGCACTTTACGATTATTGGCTCAATTCCAACGCCGATCAGGTCTTTGGACAGGCTTTGAACTGGTCGTTCTGCTACTCCACCACGTTTGTCAAACCAATTTGGCGAAATGGCATCCATCCGTACATGGTTGAACCCTCTGTCATAGGCGTTTTGCGTGAAGATACGCCCTATACAGACCGCCAAGAAGCGATGGTGCAAGAGTATTACATGACCCGCAGTGAGCTTTTCTCACGCCTCTATAGCCACCCCAAGAGAGATGAATTGGTGCAACGCATCACATTCTCTGAGCAGCAGACCGAAACAAGCGCAGGCGGCGTGGATCGAGTGATTACCTCGGCCACTAACCCCACGATCTACGGCAACATCAACCTCAGCCTTGAGGGTGTCAACCGTTATGTGGCGCAGATTGCCGAGGAAACCGTCAAGATGCGGGAGCTTTGGATATTCGATGACGAGCTTGAAGACTATGTCTGCGTAACCATTGCCGACCCAGACGTTGTGATCTACGACAGGCCGTCAAGCAAGATGTTTTTGAAGGGTGAGGTGCCTTTCATTCAAATTTCGCCCAACCCACAGTACGACTACTATTGGGGTCAATCCGAAGTGCAGCGCCTTGTCTTCTTGCAAGACATGCGAAACAAGCGCACAACCCAAATCATGCAGTTGTTAGACAAACAGGTTGACCCACCCACAGCCCTTATGGGATTTGGCGGCATCCTTGACGAAAAATCCTTTGCCTTGCGCCGTGCCGGTGGCCTGCTGGCCAACGATATGCCTAGCGCCAAGGTCGAGCAGTTTACGCCCGACATACCCAACGACATATTCCGTGAGATCGCAGAGATCGACAACATGTTTGCCGAAGCCTCTGGCATCGTTAATGTGTTGCAAGGACGGGGTGAATCAGGGGTTCGTAGTGCTGGACACGCCTCCCAACTGGCTCGTTTAGGCTCTTCCCGAGCAAAAAAACGTGCCTTGGTGGTCGAATCGGCCCTTGAAAAGCTGGCCACGATCTATCTCAAAATGATGATGGTCTATGACGACACGCCTTATGTGGACGAAGACGGCAATAAATTCATTGCCGCACAGTTCACAGACGACTTTAACGTCAAGGTTGATGCCCATTCCAACAGCCCAATCTTCATGGAAGACCAGCGAGAGCTTGCATTTAACCTGTTTAATGCCGGTGCAATTAGCAAAGAGCGCCTTATTGACATGCTTGACCCCCCAATGAAGCAACTTTTGCTCGAAGATTTGAAAAAACAGACGGCAATGGTGGGCGAAACACCGCAAGCACCGGCCATTCCACAACCCGAAGGTGCGCCAGCCGCCCTTCCACCCCCGCAAGGAGCTTGATATGGCACAAAATGGCAACCAAGGCATGATCCGTGGTGGCGATCAACCCCGTATGACCGAGCGTCAGCTTAGTCAAGGCAACAAAGACATGGGACGCATCAGTTATACCCGTCAAGCCCAACGTGGGCCTATGCCTAGAGGCGGTTATGGCCGTTCCTCACGCAAGTCTTAACTGGGGAAATTCACCTGTACACCCTTTTTTTGGTTGACACGATAGTTTTTATTAACGAACAATCAACCCAACATAGTTAAAGGTGAACACATGGCCGTTTCAAGCAAGGAAATGATGGACATGCTCAAGGCAGATCAAATGCCTGAGCAAACCCCACCGCCAAGTGAGCAAGGTGCAATGACTGCACCTATGTCAAGCCCCATGACCACGCCTGAACCACAGGAAGGCAACATGGAGCAAGCCCGTCTTAACGTGATGATGGCGCTCGACATGCTCCAAAACGCTTTGACCGAGTTCGGTATGGACACTGAAGAGGGCATGGCCCTGCAAAAAGTCGTGTCCGACATTACCCGTGAGTTCGGTGAGCGTGAGTCATCAACCCGTGAGTTGATGCCAGCCGAAATAATGAACCTGATTCAAACTTTGCCGCAGGCGGGAGGCGCCACGCCTGAAGCAAGAGCAATTGCCCAAGCGCCTGTACCCGGTACTCAGCAACCACCCATGCCTATATAGGAGTAGCAAATGGAACTTTTCAAACCTCGGGGCAACATGTCTCCCCGCCGTCCTACCGACAACACGCAGCAGAACGGTCAGATTGTTAACACTCCCCGTTATGCCACCTTTGGCGGTCTAAAGGACTCAGCCAAGATCGGGCCTAAGAACAAAATGACTCTTAGCAAGCCCGGTGACGGCAAGAAGGTTATCTAATTTCAACGAAAGGGGCTAACGTATGTCATTAGAAAACTTATCAGTCGAAGCACAAGCGGAACTTGCGGCCTTAGCCAAGTCATTGGCCGAAGACCCCAAGACCCGCAAGCAATTTTTGCAACTCACCAAGCAGGTTCGTCCTGACGTTCCCATCCCAGAAATTGAGATTGAAGAGCGCACGAACGAAGTGCTAGCCGATGCCAATAAGCGAGTCGAGTCCTTGGAAGCCAAGTTACGGGCAAAAGAGGCCAAAGAAGAGCTTGAGCGTCGGCGTTCGTCTTTGAAGCAAAAGCAATTGGTCGATTCCGACGATGATATTCAGGAGATCGAAAAATTGATGATCGAAAAAGGCATTGCCAATCACGAAACCGCTGCTGAGTACCACCAGTACATGAAGCAGATGACGGCACCTACGCCCAGTCAGTTTCCTCAGCCGGTAATGAGCAAGTTCAACACCAAGGATTACATGAAGAATCCCGTGGGGGCGGCTCGTGACGCAGCACATGCAGCATTAGCAGAATTTAGGAAGAATCCTCGACCCATTGGGCTGTAGGGTTCTGTTTTTGTTTTAGGGGCTTTTTAGTTTAGGAGATCGTTATGCCTATCGGCGGTGGAATTATACCGGCCTCGGGTAGCAACCAATACACCGAGTTAACTTATGTTACTCGGCGTGCGTTTATCCCGAAAATGGTCGTGCAGATTTACAACTCTACGCCCCTTATGGCCGCACTGATCGCCAACAGTCAGACCGCTTCAGGCGGTGTGTCGTCGGTGACGGTGCCCGTCCAAGGGTCGCAGTTCGTCAACGCACAGTGGTCAGATTACTCTGGCTCCTTTGCCCAACCTTCAGTGCAACAAGGCGCTTATAACGCCGAGTTCAACCTGAAACTGCTGGTTTCTCCCGTACCGTTCCTCGGTATGGAAGGTGCTGTTCAGCAAGACTATGCCATTATTCCTCTGATCGAGGCTCGCATGAACGATGCGACCAACGTGATGATGGACGCTATGGCCACGTCGCTGTACAACAACACCAGCGATACACAGCAATTTACTGGCCTGCCTTTGGCGGTTGATTCTTCTGGCACCTACGGAAACATCAATCGTTCCACCTATAGCTGGTGGCAGTCCAAAGAGTATGCGGCTGGTTCCGTGAATCCCACCCGTCAAAACGTGTTGCAGTACATTTCTGGCACAGTGAAGAACTGCGCTGAAGTGCCCACGTTTGGTGTGTGCGGATTCGGTACTTGGACGCTGCTTGCCCAAGATTACGTCGGTCAAGAGCAGTACATGATTACACCGGGATCAGGTTTTGACGGTGATGCCAACGGCCCTCAAGCAGCTTTCCGTGCTTTGATGGTTGCTGGTGTACCTATCTACCCAGACCCCTACTGCCCAGAGGGTACGCTTTACCTATTGAACACCAACTATCTGTCCATGTACATCCATGAGCAGGCATCGTTTGCGTTCACTGGGTTTGAGTCCACTCTGCCCAACTTCCAAATCGGCTACGTTGGTGCCGTGCTTATGATCGCTGAGATGGTTAGCACGAAGCCCAAGTCGATGACGAAGGTGACTGGCTACAACTCTCTTACGCTTTAAGGAGAAATAACCATGTCACTCGCACTCAATAAAATCCTTCTTGCTGGCGCTAACGCCAACAGCACGGCAGCGTACTTTACCGCCGGTTCGCAAGGACTGACGGATACTGCCAATGTTGTTCTGGCCGCAGGCGCTTACATTGTTTACCCCACGGTAAACGTCGCTGTGCAAGTTAACAACGCCTCTGCTGGCAGTGGTTTTGCCACAGTGCTTGCTAATAACGCCGGTGGCTTCATCGTTTCTGATGGGGTCAACGTGCGTCTTAGCAACCTTGGCGATCAACTTGTAACCTCAACCTACGTTATCGTAGGCAGTGAGCAAGCCGCTAGCGGCACTTACAATAGTTAAGGGGGAGCAATATGGACGCTAATCGTATAGGAGCGCAGTTGCCTGATCGGTTTGGCGGGATATTGCTTGGCGAATTGATTGGTGCCAACATGAATAGCACTGACGATCAACAGATCGTTATATTCTCGGCACCAGCAAAGTACATCATTCGGCGTATTGTTGCGACCAACGCTTCAATTAGCCTTACCACGGCTGTCGGCGGTATTTATACCGCTGTCAGCAAGGGTGGTACGGCTGTTGTGGCTAACTCGCAGGCATACAGCACGTTGTCAGCAAGCACGAAGTTTCTTGACCTCACGCTTGCCAGCAACACGGATTACCGTACCGCCACTAGCCTGTATCTCTCACTAACTACTCCGCAAGGTGCTGCTGCTACAGCAGACATTTTTGTGTATGGAGATATTGTCACGCTATGAGCAAGATGATTTTTGTCACAAATAAGGGTATGCCTGTCACTGGTCGGTTTGAAGGCAAGGATTACGTTTTCGAAACAGACAAAGAAACAGAAATTTCCTTAGATGCGGCAAAACACATTTTTGGTTATGGCGTTGACAATAAAGAGCCGTATTTTGTAAGGCTTGGGTGGATGAAAATGAACACGGATTTGCCCCGTGCTTTAGAGCGCATGGCAGAGATTTCATTCTTGTCCGAGCCTGCAAAGAAAGTCCACTTGTCAGCCCCGGTGGTGGAGCGAGTAGCTGCGCCGATGCCTCAGCCAAAAGCGAAAGGCAAAAGCGCAGCCAAAGTCCATGCCCATTAACTATGAGCATGTATGCCTACGCTAAACGATTACATCGTCGAAACCCGACGACTCTTGCATGATGTTAATGGGAATTTCTGGACAACAGCAGAAATAACCGATTACGTTAACGACGCTCGTAGTCACACGGTTCAAGACACGGGTTGTAAGAGAGTAATCCAGTCCTACACTATGTCGGTAGGACAAGAAACCATCGCATACAGCGCATTGCCGCAAGGCAACAATACGATTGATATTCTTAACATCAATCTGTATTGGGGTGATTCACGCTGGCCAATGTACTACATGGCTTGGACTGACTTCAACGCCCAGTTGCGTTTTTGGCAAAACTACAATGGCCGTCCCATAGGTTTCTCGATTTATGGCGGCAAAACCATTTACATAGGGCCAAAACCCGATCAAGCCTACGAAATTGAGCTTGATACGGTTGTTTTGCCCACCGCACTTGTCAATATTACGGACGAAGACGATGACATACCCTCGCCTTACTATGATGCTGTTGCGTACTATGCCGCTAGCCGTGCAAAGTACCAAGAGCAGTCGTATGGCGAGTCAGAGATATTCAAGCAAGAGTACACCAAACAAGTTATTGGAGCCTTAAACAGCACCTTCACACGGCGCTTGCCCTCCGTTTACCAATCGGGGTACTAAATGGCGGCGTTAGAGCAGAAGAAGTCTTACTTTGTTGCCAAAGACTTCAAGGGCATCAATGTTACAAACAACCGTACCGCCATTGGCGAGGGTGAGTTCGCATGGATGGAGAACGCACAGCCCATTGGCTTTGGTAACGTCAAGATTGTCAATGCGCCCGATACGCAAGCCGGTGTAACCTTTGCCAACACGGTCAGCTACATGGCCTCGGCAAACATTAACAACACGGAATTTCAATTTGCCTTCCAAGAAAACGGTTCGGCACAGTACGTCAACATTGAAAACAATACCCTTGGCAACCTAGCCACGTCTGGCACGTTTTCCAACTCCAATGTGCAGATTGTGCAGTGGAAAAACGAGCGAATCCTTATTATTGACCCCAATAACGGGTACAAAACATGGGATGGCACGAATCTTGTCGATATTGGATCAATCGGCACCATCACGATTAACGACCCCGGCACGGGTTACAGCAACGCTAACGTGTCAATTAGCGCACCAGACCAAACGGGCGGGGTGCCAGCAGCAGGTGAAGTCGTCCTTTTGTCCAATACTGTTGCTCAAGTCATTTTGACGGAGCCGGGAACAGGCTATACATCGCCTCCCACCATAACAATCAACGACCCAACGGGCTCCAATGCCAACGTAACCTGCACGTTATTCAACCAAAGTGGCACTGGAATCGCTACTTTTTCGGGCAGGGCGTGGATTAGTGAAGAACGGACGGTCTATTACACCGCCGTAGACAAATACAACGACTTTATTAACGTCAGTTCGGGCTTTATTACCCTTACTGACAGCACTCTTAGAACCAACATTGCCACGATTATTGCGGCAAACAACTTCCTTTACATCTTTGGCGAAGACTCAATCAACGTCTTTTCTGACGTTCGGGTGAACAGCGTCACAGGGGAAACCCTATTTACGAACACCAACGTGTCGGCAAGCATTGGATCGGGGTTCAAATACGCCATTTTCCCGTACTTCCGAAGCATGTTGTTTCTCAATCGTTATGGTGTGTACGCCCTTGTGGGTGCAACCACTACTAAAATTAGCGATTCCATCGACGATATATTTACGGACATTGACTTTTCTGAGCCGATTACGGCAGGTCAAGTTCTTATTAACAACATTCTGTGCGCTGCTTGGACGTTTACTTACAACGATGCAGGCACGCCACGCAAGGTGCAGCTTGTTTTCTTTGACCGCAAATGGTTTATAACCAGTCAGGGCGACAACATTACCTTTACCGCCTCGGCTACGCTTGACGGTAACATCCTCATGTACGGCACCACGGGCACCGACTTTGTAAAGTTCTACGCCAACTCCACAACGGGCATCGACTGGGAGCTAGAAACGGCATTGTGGCCAATGGGTGATCCCATACGGGATAAGCAAGCCCTCAAGGTGGGCATCGAAGCGACCCTTGGAACAGGCTTTGCCTCTCTGCAAGCCTACATTGATTCAGAAAACCAGCAATCGCCTGCCATTGACTTTGCCAATACGGTGTTTTGGGTCAATAACCTTGGCACTGTCATCCCGTGGGTTAACAATAGCAGTGAACAGATTGGCTGGACGGGGCAGGGCGGCTCTGTAACCAGTGGCTATTTTTTATACAAATCTGATGCGAAAATGTACGGTAAATATCTTGGGCTAACCGTGACTGGTAATACCACGCCATTCACGATCAATGGCTTCCAACTTGAACATGAACTAAGAGCGAGGTTCTAAAATGGCACTACCTGTCGTTGTTCCTAATACGTTTGCCGGTGCTACGGCTTCTATTCCCCTTTCCCAGTTAGATGCTAACTTTAGCACGCTGTCAAACGCTGTTAACGGCATTGCCAACGGCGTAGAAACGCTTGCCAACGTGCAGATTACTGGGGGCACAATCAATAACGTGTCATCCACCAACCTGAGCGTGTCAAACGTCACAGTCACAAGCGGCAGCGTTTCCAATGCCAACGTGTCAAACGTGCTACTTACAAACAGCAACCGTGAGTTTGTAACCATCCAAGCGTCTGCGGCGGCAAGTACGGTTGATTTTGACGTATTAACGCAACAAGTTTTGTTTTACACAGCCAATGCCAGTGCTGACTGGACGCTTAATGTGCGTGGCGATGGTTCCACAGCGTTGAATGACGTTATGAGTACGGGCGACGCTGTAACCGTAACCTTTTTGGCTACGCAAGGTGGCACAGGTTACTACGCCAACGTGTTTACGGTGGACAGCGTATCGGTAACACCCATTTGGCAGGGCGGTTCTGCCCCAAGTGCAGGCAATGCTGACAGCGTTGATGCGTATGTATTAAGCATTGTCAAGACTGCCAACGCTGCATACACCATTTTAGGCTCACAAACCCAATTCGCTTAAGAGACTGCCATGCCACCACTTTTATCATCTATCGCTGCGGCAACTGCTAGGGCTTATGGTTTTGCGGCGGCATCTTTTTCTACATCTACATCCGTATCTTACCTCGTCATCGCTGGTGGTGGCACAGGAACTTCTGGTGGTGGTGCTGGCGGGTATCGTACCAATTATACATCTGCGGCACCCGTTTCTACTCCCAAAGGTTCTGGTGGGGGTGCTTCTCCAGAATCTTCTTTTACCGCAACCTTTGGAACTGCTTACACAGTAACAGTTGGTGCTGGTGGAGCTGGTGGAGCTAATAGTAAGGGTAGTGATTCTGTATTTAGTAGTATTACCTCGGTTGGTGGTGGCGCATTTACTATTTCTGGCGGTGTTGGTGGTTCTGGTGCTGGTGGCTATGGATCTGGAAGCCCAGGAAGTGCTGGAACAGCAAACCAAGGCTATGCTGGTGGAGATGGAGCCGCAAGCGGAACTTCTTCTGGTGGGGGTGGCGGTGGTGCTGGAGCAGTAGGAACTGCGGCATCTGGAACGGTTGCTGGAAATGGTGGGCAAGGCGTTTTTTCTGATATTACTGGCTCCGCAGTTCAAAGGGGTGGCGGTGGTGGCGGTGGTGCCGCAGGTGCAGGTGGGGGAGCAGGTGGCGCAGGTGGTGGCGGTAACGGTAGTACCGGCAGTCAAGGAAGTACACCAGGCACAGCATTGACAGGTGGAGGCGGTGGCGGTGCTTACTATGTTGGAAATGGTAACGGCGGCTCTGGTGTTGTCATCCTACGAGTACCCGATACTGCGGCGGCAGTCTTCTCTGATGGTGTAGCCACACGCTCTTACTCTGTTTCGGGTTACAACATTTACGAAGTGCAAGCCACTTCTACGACAAGTGAGACAGTTACTTTCTACCCGAATGCTTTCTTAGCCGAGTACCTAGTGGTTGCAGGTGGTGGCGGTGGGGGAGCGGCCACGGGCGGTGGTGGTGGTGGTGCGGGTGGTTACTTAGCCTCGGCATCAGCAGTAGCAACCGCAGTTGTAACAGGCCAAGCGTACCCAGTAATTGTTGGGTCGGGTGGCGCTGGTGCGCCCAGTGGCTCAAATGCCTCTGGTAGTGTTGGGTCTAGCTCTCAATTCGCATCTATTTTAGCTAGTGGTGGCGGTAGCGGTGGCGGGTCTGGCATTGTAGGTGGAAATGGTGGTTCTGGCGGTGGTGGTGGCGGTGGGCCTAATGTTGGCGGGTCTGGGAATGTTTCATTTAGAAGCCCAAGCCAAGGAAATAACGGCGGCAATGGTTTTGTTTCAGTTAGGTATGGTGGCGGTGGTGGTGGCGGAAATGGTGGTGCTGGTGCAAGTTCTGTAGACGGAAATCAAGGCGGCAACGGTGGGGCAGGAACATCAAACTCAATTACAGGATCTTCTCTATTTTACTCTGGTGGTGGTGGAGGTGGCTGTGAATCTATTGGCCCTGCTGGAACAGGAGGCTCTAGTGTTGGTGGAAATGGTGGAATTAGTTCTACGCCAGGATCAAATGGAACCACCAATCGAGGTGGTGGCGGTGGTGGAGCAGGGAACGCAACCGCAGGTGGCAATGGCTCTTCAGGTGTAGTCGTTATCAAGATCCCTGACACCAAGACTGCTACATTTACTGGTGGCGTGACAGAAACAAACTCAACCGCAGGCGGCTATACAACCTACATTGTTACCGCTACTTCTACAACTAACGAAACGGTGACATTCTCTTGAAAAATACTGCTGATGTCATACCTATGCACTCTGCCCCTAAAGAACGGCAGACACCTAACCCTGCTTGGGCTTTTAACCTCGACCCCGTTCACTCGTGGGCCTACTGGGAGAAAGCCTTCAGCAAGGAGGAGTGTGAGCGCATCATCGAGATCGGCAACGACAGGACTGCTAAACAAGCTAAGACTCGTGGTGAAGAAGCACAGAAGGTGCGGAAGTCGGAGATCGCATGGCTTTACCCTTCTGACGATCTTGACTGGGCGTACAGGCGTTTGACCGACATTATTATGGATTTGAACGGCAGATTCTTTCAGTTCGATCTGTTTGGTGCAACCGAGGGATTTCAGTTCACCAAGTACTCAGCACCCGGCGGGAAGTACGGTCGGCACATTGACTCAGCACCCGGCACTCTGATTCGCAAACTGTCTTTTACTCTACAACTCTCGGAGCCTGAAGACTACAAGGGTGGTGACTTGTGTTTGTATTTGGGTGACAAGGCAGAAGTGATGAAGAAGGATCAGGGCTTTGTTGCTCTGTTCCCCTCTTATGTTTTGCATGAGGTTAAGCCTGTTACTGAAGGCACCCGTTATTCTTTAGTTAGCTGGATTACTGGAAAACCATTCAAATAGGAGTGATAGATGGCCCACTTTGCCCGCATTAAAAATGGAATCGTAGACTTTGTAACTGTTGGTCGTGACGATGATGAGAACCGTGAAGACG